CCGTGGCATTAGGCAACGGTTCAAAGGATCAGCAGATGGCTCATCTTTCTCAGATGATCCAGTTTGCCGCACAAGCCATGCAAGGTGGTTTACCTATCGTCACTCCACAGAATATGTACAATCTAGGAGCCGCATTGGTAAAGGCTATGGGATATCAGAATGTAGATGACTATCTGACCCCTCCGCCTCCTCCGCAACCTAATCAGCCTACTCCAGAACAGCAAACCGCTATGATGGAACAGCAGATTAAAATGAAAGAGTTGGAAATCAAACAGGGCGACCTACAAGTTAAGATGATGAAAGTCCAACAGGACGCACAGGAAGCCGCTGTAGATGCACAACTTAAAGCCGAAGAACTGGCCCTTGAACGAGAACAGAAGAGGGCCGTAGCAATAGGAGCAACATGAGCAAAGAGTTAAGGGAAGAACACGCTAAACGCATTCTTAATGACCCGCTGTATATCGAAGCATTTGATAAATTAGGAGAAAGTATTTTTAACACTTGGGCGCACTCAAGTGTTCACGATGTCGATAGCCGAGAGCAATGTTGGCTGTCATTACGACTCCTTGAGAGGATTCGCCTTCATCTAACCAGTATTATAGAAACCGGAGAGATGGCGGAAAAACTCAAGGAATACCACATATAAGGAGATTAAAAAATGGCGGACAAGCAAGAAGCCCCGCTTCCGGTTGATCCGGGAAGTATTGTAGAAGCACAATCAGCAATCTTAGGTTTGTTGGAGCCTGAAGAGGCCACACCAGAAACAGAAGATAGCACCCCTACGGAAGATGTTGAAGAGTCTACTGAGGAAACTCAAGACGAACCATTGGAAGAGGTTTCTGAAGAGGAAGAAGAATCCGATGAGGAGGAAGAAGAATCTGAAGAGGAGTTAGACGCTGAAGAGGAAGAAGAGGAACCCGATTCCTACACTATCAAGGTTGATGGTGAAGAGATCGAAGTTACCCTTGACGAACTCAAAAGTGGCTATAGCCGTCAGTCTGACTACACAAAGAAAACTCAAGAGATTGCAGAATACCGTAAACAGGCTGAAGCCATGATGCAACAGGCACAGCAAGAAGTATATCAGACTCAGCAATTTCGTCAGCAGTACATTGATGCCGCCTCTGCTGTAGTACAACAGCAGTATGGTAAATTAAATGATCTTGTCAATAATACAGATTGGGAACGACTCAAGATAGAAGATAGAGAAGAATATCTTACTAAGAAGTCTGAGGTTGCTGATCTTCAATCTGCAATGCAACAGGAAGAGCAACGCCTTAACCATGCCAATCAACAGGCTATGGCTGAACAGCGTCAAACTCAACAGCGTATTGCACATGAAGAACGACAGAAGTTAGAGGCTATCCTACCCGAATGGAAGAACGAAGAGTTCCGACAGAGGGCCGGGAAAGAACTAACTGAGTTTGCAATGTCTCAGGGATTCACTCAAGAGGAGTTAAGCCAACTTACTGACCATAGATCATTGCTTGTTCTCATGCAGGCCAAAGCATTTCAAGAAATGCAAAAGGCTCAAACTTCAACTAAATCCAAGAAAACCAAGAAGAAGCCTAAGATGGCAAAGTCTGGTACTGGATCGAAAAGCAAGTCTGAGAGAAGCAAGGTTGAACGTACTGCAAAAATGAACCGTCTTAAAGAGAGTGGTCATGTTAATGACTCCGTTTCACTCTTTGAGGATTTTGTAGAACTTTAACTATGGAGGTATATTGCTATGGCAATCCCTACTAATACTCGCGAAACTTACGGTGGTGTACAAATCCGTGAGGACTTGAGCGATATCATTTATAACATTAGTCCTATGGACACGCCGTTCCTCTCTGGCGTAGGCAAAGGCACTTGTTCTAACACTCTCTTTGAGTGGCAGAAAGATGAACTCGCCGCCGCCGCCGCAAACCAGAAGATTGAAGGTGACGATCCGACTTCACTGGCTGTTGTAGAACCTGTCAAGTTGACGAACTACACTCAGATTTCTGAGAAGTCAGTTCAGACTTCTGGCACTGCGGAAGCGGTGGACTGGGCTGGCCGAAAGTCATCGCAGGCTTACCAGTTGGCAAAGCGCTCAAAAGAAATTAAGCGCGATATGGAAAAAATGCTGACGGGTGAAGATACGGCTACTGCTGGCGCATCTGGAACGGCTCGTAAAACTGCCGCTCTTAACTCTTGGTTGGGTGATGCGACTGCCGGTGATTCTAACATCATCGATGGCCCGACTGACGCTGCTGTTGCTAACGCTGGTAACGGTACTTCTGTCAAAGCCCCGAGTGGTTCTGACGTTGTTTTGACGATGAGCATGGTTAATAACTGTGTCGAGCAGATTTGGAACGCGGGTGGTTCACCTGACGTAATCATGTGCGACTCTTCGCTCAAAGTCAAGATGTCGGCTCTGGCAGGCTCTGTCATTGCTGACCTTGTAACCAACCATGACAAAGCGACCCCCGGTGCGGCTGTCAACTCTGTTGACGTTATCGTGACGGACTTCGGTACGTTTAAAATCGTGCCTAACCGTTTCTGCTTGCCGAACCAGTTGTACATCTTGGATTATGATTTCTGGAGCGTAGACTATCTGCGTCCTTTCCAGACTCAGACCCTTGCGAAAACTGGTGACTCCATCAAACAGATGATCATTGCTGAATATGGCCTTCGTGGTAAGAACGGTCAGGCATCTGGTTCTGTTATTGGAATTAAAGCCGCGTAACTGTGTTTGGCCCCCTTCGGGGGGCCATTCCCTTTGAGGATAAAATGAGCAAAGCACTACTTAGAGAAGGTCTTAAAAAACCTAAAGAACCTAAACCTATAGAGAAAAAACCTTATACTGAAAAAGCATCCGTAAGGAAAGCAACCGCAACATTAAAGAAGATGTCGGAAACTCCGGGTGCATTACCATTATGAAATATTTAAGACCAACCACTGTAGAAGAACATTCTGATGGCACAACAAGTTTTGTCACACATCAGGACGCACAAGGTATTGTAGATAACAATAAAGAATTATTAAATGACTATGGTGATAAACTTACCTTTGGTAAGCAACAGCATGGTATGAGAGTTGCATCCATCCCGGTAGGTATCTGGGAACAGTGGATGAAGGAAACTAACGGAGCGATAGAGAAGGACAGCAAGTTGATGAAAAAATATCTCAACGATCCTGATAATGCTTTTCTACGCACCACACCAACGAGGCTATAATTATGTGGTTATATAACCCCGGACAGCCGGGAGCAACACAAACGAATTACGCCCCACTTAACGACAAAGTATATTACATTTCTCGTAGATAATGGCTATTAATTCGTATTCAACGCTTCAAACCGCTGTGGCTAACTGGCTAGACAGAGATGATCTGACTGCCAGAATACCAGAGTTTATATCACTATGCGAGGCTAGGTTTAATAGAACCTTGCGTATTCGTGCTATGGAAACTCTGGATACTTCCGTGTCCACTGTGGCTGGAACTAAGACAATATCATTGCCTACAGGCTATGTTCAGATGCGTGATATACACTTGACTGGCGATCCGTTGATTCAATTACAGTATGTTACTCCTGAAATTATGAATAGAATTCACGCGGGTAGCGATACTGGAAGGCCAGAGGTATATACTATTATTGGCGAAAACATTGTGTTAGGGCCAACGCCTGCCTCTGTATATACCACAAGTATGTTGTACTATAAAACATTTGACGCCCTTACTGATTCTAGCCCAACTAACTGGGTGATTCTTAACGCGCCAGATGTTTATTTGTATGGGACTCTGCTAGAAGCGGAGCCTTTTCTTATGAATGATGCTAGGGTTCAACTATGGGCTACAGCATTGACTCAATCTATTAATACCCTACAGGAACAGGATAATAAGGATAGACATTCTGGTTCCGCTCTTAGGGTGATGAACACAGGCGGGTATCACTAATGGGATTAGAAAGCGCAACCTATTTAAACGGACTCGTTGATACAAATCCCGGCGCTACAGATAATGTATCGCAAGGTGACGATCATCTCCGTTTAATCAAATCTGTTCTAAAGAATTCGTTTCCGTCTGTTGACGCGGCGGTAAACGCAATTCACACAGGAACTTCTGCACCCTCTACCTCAATTTCAGCGGGGTTGTTATGGTTTGATACAACCAACAATGTATTGAAGTTAAGGAATGAGGCTAACGATGCGTGGATTACGCTACCAATATCCCCGGTAACATCTAATACTGTAGACATTGATGGCGGCTCTATTGACGGTACAGCCATTGGAGCGGCATCAGCATCTACTGGTAAGTTTAGTTCTGTAAACATCGCGGGTGATGGGGCTACGGTAACAGGTATTAAAGATGAAGATGATATGGCATCTGATTCTAATGTTAAACTGGCTACCCAACAGTCTATCAAAGCCTATGTAGACTCACAGGTTACAGCACAAGACCTAGACGTTACGACTGATAGCGGCAGTATTGACATTGACCTTGACTCTGAGTCTCTTACAATTGCCGGTGGTGAAGGCATTGATACATCAGCCACAGGAACCACCGTAACCATTGCGGGTGAAGATGCCTCTACCTCAAACAAAGGTATTGCAAAATTTAACTCTGCTAACTTTGACGCATCCTCTGGCGACATTACAATCAAGGATGGCGGTGTAGCCAACGCTGAACTTGCGGATATGGCGGCTAACACAGTTAAGGTTAGAGATGCTAACTCTTCTGGTGTACCCTCTGACAAAGCAGTAGCAGACACAGAGATTCTTATTGGTGACGGCACTGGATTCACTGCCGCATCACTCTCTGGTGATGCCACCATGACTAACGCAGGGGCGGTAAGCGTAGTCAAGATTCAGGGGCAGGCAGTTAGCGCAACCCCCGCGACTAACGACCAATACCTTAAATACTCCAGTTCATCTAACGAATGGCAGAAGGTGGACGTTCTTGCTCCTGACCGACTAACCACCAAGGGCGACCTTCTTGTATACAACACGGTTGACTCAGAAACGAGATTGCCGGTTGGTACTAATGATTACTCCTTGTTGGCTGATTCCTCTGCAACTAACGGTGTAGCATGGAAACAAGTTCCCACAGCGGGTATTGCTGATGATGCTGTTACCGCTGACAAACTTGCTGACCGCTATGTAGATGAAACATCTGCTACAGGTTCAGCGGCTCTTCCCTCTGGAACTACGGCCCAGAGAGATGGATCGCCATCAGCGGGGTACATTAGATACAATACTACTACAGGAAGTTTTGAAGGCTATGGAGCGGCTTGGGG